ATGCCCAGATTGGGATGATCCACGTTTGGAGCAGTCTGTATAACCAATAAAGTAGTAGAGGAAAGATAATGGAAGACCGATTAAGCAGGGTAGAAAAGAAGATTGACACGCTACAGGAAGCTATCGTGTCACTGGCGCGTGTTGAAGAAAGACTTGTCACTGTGTTTAATCGGCAGTCACATATTGAGAATAAGGTAGACGCTATAGAGAATAAGATGGACTGTTTAGCTGAAAACATAGCTAGTGCAAGGACAATGGAACGTCTAATTTGGATAGTACTTGTTGCAAGCATAGGCGCTGTCTTTACATACATAGGAAACTAGGATGACATATTTAGAACTAGTAAACAGTGTTCTACGTAGGCTGCGTGAAAACCAAGTAGACACAATAGCAGAAACAAGTTATTCAGCTTTAGTTGGCGACTTTGTTAATGACGCTAAACAGCTTGTAGAAGACTCTCACAGTTGGTCTGCTTTACGTGTTTCTATTGATTTTGACACAGTTAACGGAACGTCTGTGTATCCTTTAACAGGAGCAGGACAAGAAGTAGAAGTACGAGAAGCGTTGAACACAACAAGCAAAACTAGGTTTACGACTAGCAACAGAACAGAGATGAACAGGTATTATAAACTAATGACACCTGCTTCGGGTTCTCCTTCTAAGTTTGCTTTTACTGGTACAGACGCTAATGGAGATATTACTGTACAAGTATACCCACAGCCAGACAACATCTACGGTTTGTTCTTTGATGCGTTTGCTAGACAGGCTGATTTAACAGCAGACGCTGATGTACTAAAAGTGCCATACAACCCTGTGTTACAGCTTGCTTTGGCTATGGCGTTACGTGAGCGTGGTGAGACAGGCGGTCAGTCAGCAGCAGAACAGTTTGCTATAGCTGACGTATCTCTGTCAGACGCTGTAGCCTTTGATGCTAACAAGTACGCAGAAGACACAACATACGTTGCTGTATAAGGAAATATAATGGCTCAACAACTACAGAGCATTACAATCACAGCGCCCGGATTTGCAGGCATTAACACGCAAGATGCGCCGTTAGCGCAAGAGCCTAGCTTTGCTGCGGTAGCAGATAACTGTGTAATTGACAAAGAAGGCAGGGTTGCCTCTCGTAAGGGCTACACCATGCTTACTACTAACGGCCCTGCTGTTCTTGGCAGCTCTGACGGTATTGAGTCTATGGGTGAGTTTGTTGCAGAAGACGGAGACGTAACATTCTTATCAGCAGGTAACAACAAGATATTTACAGGCACTACAACATTAGTAGACGCAACGCCCTCTTCTTATACTATTGCTGCTAACAACTGGAAGTTTGTATCGTTCAATGACCATATGTTTATGTTCCAACGTGGTCAAGAACCGCTGCTGTACTCAGATCACGCAGGTACAGTGGAAAAGATGTCTGCTCATTCACACGCCACAGGCACACCACCACAGGGTAATGAGTGCTTGGCAGCGTTTGGTAGATTGTGGGTAGCAGACTTTACTAATGACAAGTCTACTATTTATTGGTCTGACCTACTTAACGGCACACACTGGACAGGAGGCTCTACAGGCTCAATAGACATTACTAAGGTATGGCCTACAGGGTATGACACTATTGTTGCTCTAGCGGCTCACAACGGCTTCCTAGTCATCTTTGGGCGTAGTTCTATAGTTATCTACTCAGGCGCAGACAATCCGGCTACTATGACGCTGAGTGATACAATCTCTAACGTAGGTTGTGTGTCAAGAGACGCAGTAGTGTCTACAGGTAAAGACTTGATCTTCTTAGACGACTCAGGTGTGCGTAGCCTTGCTAGGACAATACAAGAGAAGTCAGCGCCTATTGGTGACATTTCTAAGAACGTAAACAACGACATTAAGTCACTGTTTATAGCAGAGACAGGTAACATCAGTATGCACTACTCTCCTCGTGAGGCGTTTGTGCTGCTTAACTTCCAAGAACTAGGTGTTGTCTACTGCTTTGATACACGGTTTCCGCTACAAGACGGCAGCTACAGAGCAACTACATGGTCGCACATTAACCCGCTGTGTTTTGCAACTACATCAACAGAAGATTTGTACATAGGTTCTAAGACAGGCGTGGCTAGTTACTCAGGCTTTACAGATAACACTACTGGCTACTTGCTCAGCTACTTTAGCCATCCGTTGAGCTTTGGTGACACATCTAAGCTCAAGTTCTTGAAGAAGATTAACTTAACTACGTTTGACGGTGCTGAAGCTATAGTTGCATTGAGTTGGGCTTATGACTACGGAGGCGATTACAGAAAACAAGCCTATACGCTTCCTAAGTCTAACGTAGGTCAGTATAACATCTCAGAATTTAACACAGAAGCTGAGTATTCCTCGTCTATAGCGCTTATCAATCGTCAGAAGATCAATGCCAGTGGACAAGGAACTGTAGTTTCCGTAGGTGTTGAAACATCTGTTGAAGGTAACTCTGTAGCAATACAAGAGCTTAACATTCACGCATTACTAGGAAGGATTGTTTAATGAGTAACTACACTAAGCTAACTAACTTTGCAGCTAAAGACGCAATGGTCAGCGGCAACCCTGCTAAAGTAATTAAAGGTACTGAAGTTGGTGCTGAGTTTGACGCTATTGCTGTTGCAGTAAACAGTAAAGCTAATATAGCATCTCCTACGTTCACAGGAACAGTAACAGTAGCTAACCTAACAGCTACTGGCACAGTAAATTTGTCTACTATTGACGGCGGCACGTACTAATGACTCTTGACGAGGCTAAGCAGACATTAATGCTTGAGCTAGTCAGAGCAACTCAAGGCAACTACTCAGTAGAAGAGTTATTAGAGCTTTACTACTTTATGATAGAGCCTGAAGAAGACGTTAAACCAAACCTAACAGTACTAAATAACAGGACATAAGTATATGAAGTATGCTAAAATCATAGGTAAGTTTGTAAAAGCTAAGTTTATGGGTTCGACTGACGAGCAGGCTACTGTTGCTATTTTATTAGCTGCTTTTATCCTTATTGTGTTAGCGGTGGCTTAGATGTTAGCAATGTTAGGATCGCTTATAGGGCCAGTATCGGACTTGTTAGACAAGGCAATACCTGATAAAGACTTAAAAGAAAAGTTAGCCCATGACATTGCGACTATGGCAGAGCGTCATACGCATGAACAAGTCAAAGCACAGCTAGAGATTAACAAGATCGAAGCTAAGCACAACAGTATGTTTGTTGCCGGATGGCGGCCTGCCTGTGGTTGGGTCTGTGTGTTAGGAATGGCAGGCAACTTCTTGATAATACCGTTCGCTAACATGACCCTAAATCTTCTTGAAACAGGCGTTGAAGTGCCTATGATTGACCTTGCTACAATGTTGCCTGTGTTGATGGGTATGCTTGGTCTTGGTGGGCTACGTAGCTTTGAGAAAGTCAAGAAAGTAGAGCGTAACGCTTAGGAGTTATTATGGGTATTTATTCAGGCCTTGACGATCCAATGGCTGACATATACGGTAAAAGCGAGACGTTTGGCGGTGTTGCGTCTTATTTGCCCGGACAAAACTTTGCTTTTGATCGAGATGTCATTACAGGAATGCTTGACTCTCTTGTTTCTCAAGGCACGTCTAACATAGGCGGTATGTTAGGTTTAGAAGGACGTATTGACGCAGGAATGAAGGCTCTTAGTGATGTAATAGGCTTTGACGCTACACAAGCTACACCTGAGCAAATACAAGAAGCATTAAATAATGTTAATGACCCTACAGCAGGTTTGATTAACTTAACTGTAGGCAGTAATGATCCTGCTGCTGCAGTCAAGACAGCAGCTGAAGAAGCATTAAGCAATGTCTCAGCAGAGGGTGGTTTCTCACAAGCAGAAGCTGACGAGGTTTATGACTTAATCAAGAACGGCACTGTTACACCTGCTGAAGTATCTAGCGTCTTTAACGTCCCTGAAGGCATCATTAATGCAGCGTTAGAGACTATTGACGCTGAAAGAGCCGCTACAGACCCTCTAGGAGGCTCTACAAGCCCGTTAGAGAGCGATGGAGACTTAACAGGTGACCTAGACACTATCTTTGATTCAACAGCGTCAGCAGCCTCTACGGCAGGCACAGGCGCTACTGTAGTCAACACTGATACTGAACATCCTTGGCTCTACGAAGGCAATGGAGTGTTGCGTAATGTATTTACTGGCGAAGTTGAAACAAACGAAAGCGGTACTGAAAATCTTGTTGTGGGTGAAACGTACAGCTCAGGCACTCCGACAGAGGCAACAACAAGAAGCAATGACACCACAGACTCAGGCAACATTAACGTCATACTTACGCCGAGTGTTGGTGATGGCACTACGTCTACTGTCACTGGCACTACTACTGATGGGACTGCCGATACTGCTGTTGTGGATAGCGGTGGAGGACTTGATACTGGAGATGTCACGTTAACTAATGGCGGCGGCGTAACACCAACAGCAACAGTAACGCAAACAGCAACACCTGCGGTGACGCCAACCGTCATAAATGGCACTGATGGTGCTGATGGCATTGACGGAGTTGACGGCATTGACGGAGTTGACGGTGCTGCAGGCACTGACGGACGTGACGGACGTAATGGCAGAGACGGAAAAGACGGTTTGACAGGTATGCTAACACTCAACACTATAGCTACACCGCTAGCTGATGAGATATTTACAAGTGAGTTTAAAATGGATTACTTAAAGCCTGAATTTATAGGCTTGCTCGATCTAACTAGAGGAAGGACTGTATAATGGCAGGTTTATTTGACAACTTAGCAACAGGCGTAGGCGCTATCTACGGCTTTGATAAAGGAATTTCTGACGTTCAAGATGTTGGTAGTCAAGCATTACAACGTGCTGAAACAGCGGCTACACAAGTAGGACAACAGACGGAGTTTAAGCCGTTCACTGTAACGTCTGGAATTGGCGGTGTAACAACAACACCTACTGGCGGCATAACAACTACGTTAACACCTGAGCAG